TCGGGTGTAAGTTTAGACCAATTCATTTGAAGGTCTTTCATAAATGAAGCAGTGTTGCTTACATTAATATTGTTTAGCGCATATTTTGGAACTATGTATGTTTGAAAATAAAACGCAAGGTCCTGTTTAGGGTCTACGTATTCGCGACTCCTTGTTGACTTAAGGTCAATGGAATATTGGCAATCGTTGTCAAGGTCAACGTAACCTGTAGGAGAAACAAAATTTGCTCCAGCCATTTATACCTTTTATAATTATTTTATTTATTTGTTTTTTAACTTAAATTAACTTTCATTTTATTAAGTTTTGCAGGATGGAGAACTTTTTTCCAGAAAATGTATAAAAAGAACATAATTATTATCCATGTTATGACGTCTTTTAAAAACGTTTGCCAACGAATTATATTTGTTGTATTTGTATTAGTTCCTATAGGAAGTGGAAATAAATCAGAAAATCCACTTTTTGTTTCATCACTTTTGTTTATTGAAGGTTGTTGTGGAAGAGCGTCAAGTTTATGAGGAGGAACTAAAGTGTTTATACTCGGGTCTATAATATTTGTTTTAAGGGAATTTAATAATGCAGTTGTAAAAATACCTGAAAGTGTTCCTACCGTAATAACCCCTTCTTCTAATAAAAAACTAATCATACTGTTTTATTTTACTGTTATTTTTTTTCGTTAAAAATTTAAATTTAATAACTAAAATAAATTATAAATGAGTTCTCCACCAAAGCCAGAATATGTTCTTTTTATAAGTAACTGTCAATTTTCCAATAATTTTGTTAACAAACTCAGAACAAAGGAGGAACTCGCAAAGAAGTTTAATATTGTCGATATTAACAAAATACCCTCAATTCCTAACGAAATCGAAGAAGTTCCATGCGTGTATGATGGGAAACAAATTTACCAAGGAAAGGATGCATTTTCTTGGTTAAATGAAAAAATGGGTGAATATCTTTCACCTGCAAATGACGGTTCCATGTATTCATTTTTAGACGGACAGGAAGAAAAAGTTTTTGGAAATTACAGCTTTCTAGACCAAAAGAACGGAAGTCATGGAATGGGGGAACAGCCATCTCCTTCAAACATGAATGACCCAACAAGAATGATGAAAATAGATAATAACGATAATAAGAATAGAACACTTGATTCTTTAATGGCTGCTCGTTCAAGTGAACTTCAAAATATTAAGTAAAATAATTTAAACAAAAGAAACTTAAAAAAGAAAAATGTCACTTTCCAAAAAGAAAACATCCAGCAAGTGCTATACATGCAAACCACGAGGTACATTAAAAGACCATATCATCTCACAAACTGACAATTTTACATTTAACCATGACCTTTTTCGCAGACCAATGATAATTATAACAACTAAAAAACACTTTCATACAATTTATGAAATTCCCGAAAATATAAAGTTACAATTGTTTGAAGACATTCGTATTTTTGTTGAGTTTTGGAATTTAAATGAAGGATATCAACTTATCATTAATAATGGAAATCTCCAAACACATCACCATTTTCATGCAAAGCTGGTGATTGATGAAACGATAGCAAACAGAATGCGTCGAGACCATTTTACACGAATTAATCTTCAAAAACAGTATGATACAACACTCGAACCAGAAAATAATTTTAATTAATTGAAACTTATTTAAGAATAATAAATTAATCTAATTACCAACGTGTCAAGGTCGCCATGGATATTTTTAAGATGGCGAGCCAAATCGCCAATAATATGTCAGAAGATGATAAATCTGCCATAGAAAATATGGATATGGAAAATATGATATCACATGTTACAAAAAATGTATTTCAAATGATGAGTGGAGGTGAATCTGACGGTAGTGAAATTGCTGGTTTAAGTGAACTAATGGGTTCTATGGGTAATATTATGGGAAATTTTAAACAATCACCTAATGAAATTTTAGAAAGACCACAGATTCCTAGAGAACCATTCATGGGTAAATCTTTTCCCAAAACACGAGACATCTGTTTTGATTTAAATGTTGACCTTGTTGATTTTTATACTGGTAAAAAGAAGAAGATTAACATTAAGCGTAAGCGTGTGGTTGAAGTTGACGGTAAACAAAAAATTGTAGAAGAAAAAAAGAAAATAGTTATACCAATTGAACGGGGTATGAAGGACGAACAACAAATTCGGTTTGAAGGAGAAGCAGACCAAATTCCAGGATACACACCTGGTGATATTGTCATTACACTTATTGAAAACGAACATCCTCTATTCCAACGTGACGGTGATAATCTTATTATTATTAAAAATATCAATATTTATCAACTTTATGACTATTCATTTGATATAATACATTTAGATGAACGTGTTCTTAGAATTTGTAAAAATGTTAATGATGCACTTCACCTCAACGATTCGCTGAGAAAAATTTCAGGTGAAGGAATGCCTATTTATAAAAAACCAAATGAATTTGGTGACCTTTTTATCCGTTTTAATTTAATTATTCCAAAGTCTCTTGAAGCAGACAAGCTTGTAAAGCTCAAGGTAATTTTTGAAACACTCGATGAAACACTTTCTGAAACTTACTCAAAAAAATTGGTATTGGAAAATGTTACCGATACTGACCTGGAAGACTTTGAAGAAGAATCTGAAAGCTCCGAAAGTGACACAGATGATTCCAGAGAGTCTGACAGTGTTTCGGTTTCAAGTGCAAGTTCTGAGCCAGAACGTGAATTTAAACGTAGGCCAAGGAAGAGGTAAAATAAAGCACCAAGGTCATTTTGTTCGAGAGTACTTTGGTTATTTTTAAAGTCGGTATTTGTGAAGTAATGGTCTATTGCAGATATACTTGTTTTTATTGGGTCGATAATTGCTTTAAGGTCATTGGTAAAAATGGATAATTGTGAATTATCTAAAGTATCTATGTTTAATGTTTTCAAATTGTCAATTAAATTTTTTCTTTTTGAAGAATATTCTTCAAAAATTGAAGATTCATAGTTCAATATCTTTGATAAAATTGTCATTTAAAATAAAGAAATATAAATGTTTAAACAAATTTTAATAACTATGTTTTTATTTATTGTAATTTTAGTTGTATTTTATTTTTTAATTAAGTATTTTCTTATTTCGACTCATAAATTGTATCTTGATACATCAAAAATAAAGTACCTACTTCACGATTCTGATAAAGAATATCTTAAAAAATACTCAAATGAAATAAGTATATCCCAAATTAAAGAATATTCGGTGTTTTTTACAACAAAGGACTGGAATACTTCAAACAATAATTATCTTAAATTTAAAGAACGGTATTATATTATAGAACCCGGGTATTATTATTATATTTTACCTGATACCGAAATGTTTTTAAATAATAAAATTAATGTATTTTTATTGAAAAAAAAATAAAAAGGATTTTTAAAGATGTTTAATCAAAAAGTAAACGGAACGATTTCTCAAAATCCCGATTACGTCAATTATAGCTATGGAGCTCCACAGGTATCAGCACGAGAAATCCATAACTGTGGAACAACTATTAATAAATTTAAAAAAGCAAATTCTTGTGCCAGTCTTCCTCTTCAAACATGGTGCCAACCCGAAGTTGCAGTCGCATCTTTTGCTATGCGACCCATTGTTAATCCAAAAGAATATTTTGAAAATATTAATAAGTACCTTGCAAGTATCATTTACACCGATTCAATTAACTTAAAAGCAAGTGGACTTTCACAAGAACATTACAGCCTTTACCCTGATTATGGATATGAACCAGAAAGCTCATTTATCCAGGCTATAAAATTAGAAGTTTCAAATAAACTTGATTTTTATATGAGCGCTTCTGCAGACCAAGTTACTATGTTTACAAATTTAAATCCACTTTGTGAAGGGTTTATTATTACAGACATGGAGCTTACCGTCTATAGGTCCCAACAAAACCCAAATCATTTCTTTCATAGAATACTTTTTTCTGCATTTAATACTACACGGTACAACACTGTTTCTTTCAAAGCAGAAGCTTACCAAGATACAACTCCGATAATGGAGCAGTGGAACAATGCAGTAAAGGATGTCAGTTTAAGTGAAAATACTCCAAAAAATATTAACACAAACAGTATTGTTTATGTTTCTCTCATTACACTCTTAAATAATACAACTTGTGTGACAGGACAAGAAGATGCATGCGGATTTAAGGGATTTAATCTTAAAAGCTCATTCCAACAACTACTCAATGATAAATTTTTATCACCTCCAAGAGACATTATGTGGGAACAACCAAACTCCATTTCACTCAATGTTTACAATTCAAATGGAAATTACGACAATGATGGTAATATTCAAATTATTGATAATGGACCATCTAATATCGACCAAATTATTAGCCAGTTTAAACCAATTTAAACAATTAAAACTTAAAAAAATAAAACGGTAATGGAAACTTTTACAAATGGACCAGTCGGTAAACTCGAACTTATCATTGGAAATATGTTTAGTGGAAAAAGTTCAGAACTGATTCGACGCATCAATAGAGAAAAATCCATAAACAAAAAAATCCTCGTTGTAAATTTTATCAGCGATAACCGTTACAGTAATAATTCCGTTGCAACACATGATAATCTCAAAGTAAATTGTTTAAAACTTGCAAAATTAAATGATATAACTGAAAATATGATTCAGCAATATGATTCATTTTTTATTGACGAAGGACAGTTTTTTAGTGACCTGTTTGATATAGTTTTAAAACTCGTTGACGTTCATCACAAACACGTGGTCGTTTCGGGACTTGATGGGGATTACCTTCGAAATCCATTTGGTGATATCGTTAAACTTATTCCCATTTGCGATACACTTGATAAACTAAAGGCTTATTGTTGCAAATGCAATAATGGAACATCGGCACCCTTCACAAAAAGAATTGCTAAAAACAAATCAACTTCAGTTATCGACATAGGAGGAAATGAAAAGTATATTCCAGTGTGTCGATATCACTATTTTCAATAAAATCGAAAACTTGTATTTTCAATAAAATTAATTCTTTACCTTTATCTTTCCACCTTTGATTTTTAACGTTGTTCCTTCACCAATGTGATTCTTAGATGTACGTTTTCCCGAACCACTTTTACGTTTAATAGATATTTTTATATTCACAGCCTTTTTGCCAGAAAGTACTTTCTTTGAAACTTGTTTCTTTGAAAGCTGTTTCTTTGAAACTTGTTTCTTTGAAAGCTGTTTCTTTGAAAGCTGTTTCTTTTTAGATTTTTTTCCAAATGAAGGGAAACTTGAAATATTACCTATTGGTTTATAAGGAGTTACCTGTCCCACATAAATGTACTTATTTTGAACGGAGTCAGGACGAGGAGTTTTATTCTGACGACCACCAGAATATAACTGGTTGCCAGTATCTTTATTTATAAGATACTGATTTCCAATTTCATACGCGGGACCCATTTGCCCGTAAAGTCCACCAAAACGTGTTCCGCGCTTTTTACCTTTAAGATTTGCCTTTCGGCCACCCCCTTTACGACGGCGACCAAATCCAGTTGTTGTATCGACTATTTGGGGATTTGGTGAATCGTATATCATACCAGGAGATTTAAGAGTTGTACCTTCGTTGCGTGTAATATTACAGCTTCTATTGAGATACAGTGCTGTTCCAAGTTGGTCCGCTGGCTGAGCCATTCGGATATTATTAAAATACCCGTTAGAATACATCTCACCAATATTATCTGGCCCTAAGCTTCGTGTACCACCAATACCTGCATTGAGGGTATCGTTTCCAGTTCCCCAAACACTTTCAACTTTTTTATAATACGAATCGGGAATTTCAAATCCCTTGCCATTCGGAAAATTTTTTCCATAAACAGCAAGGTCGTTAATATTTGGTAAAAGTTTCGGTGTTTCTCCAAAACGGGTACGCCGCATATTTCGGCGACGCCCAAATGAAAGAAGTTCGGGATTTATAATTCCTTCATGGAGTTTGTAACTTTCGTTTCCTTGGGGAAACGCCCAAGTTGGAGTTGCTCGTATAAAACGAAACCGGTCCGGGAAACGGTCGATATTTACATATTTAATATTCTTAATATTGCTTTTACGCAAAAGTTCTTCTTGTTCTTGACACGCACCGCATCCAGGAGAACCAAAATAAATTGCGTTATTCATTAAACGTTCTTGATAATAACTGGTATTTTAATTTAAAATAAAATAAATGTTATTAAAAAAGAATGAGTAGTGACTCGGAAGATGAAAACGCAGATTATTCCGATAAACCAGAATCTGAAACCGAATCTGACGCGGAAGAATTAAATAATATTTATTCCGAACTCCTTGTAGAAAAAGCAAAATTAATTGACGATTTTAACAGCGGTAGAATTTTAGACCTGAGTGCTTTTCGATTTGAACTTGGTAATCTTAATAGACGTATCTTGGCTAGTTTTCAAGACCGCCAAAGTATAGAAAACAATCTCGTTGAAAAGGAAATCGAACTTAGAAGTATTCTTGATAATTATGAAAGACGCATTTATGAAAACATGGGAGACTTTCCTGCCCTTGAACCAGTACAACGAGCACGAAACATTTTTACCTCCGAAGAAATTAATGAAATGAAACGCGTAAAATATGAACTCGAATCCATTTACGATAGCCATCGGGAAATTGAAGAAGACTTCGAACCCTTACCTTCAAATAGGCTTTTAGAAGAATGGAATAGCCTTTCAGCTATGGAAAAGGTAAATATAATAAAACTTACAGGTATAAAACCTCCAGCTCGTGAAGACTTCTCTTCAGAAGAAAAGTACAAACAAGCTGAAGAAGAATACCTTAATGACATCAATATATTTCTTGATAACTTTTGGATGCCCTTTGAAAGAAGAGAGAAGAAGGATTCTGCTGGATACATTTACACAACCGGCGTTACAAAAGCAATTAGCAAATTTGAAAAAATTGACTTCCCTTCAAAAAAAGAACAAATCGAAGAAATAGTAGAAATGTTGAAAGACCTTCCCATAAAACTTACACCAGAACAAAAAAGATATACTCAAGCAGTAAAGGAAACTACTCAATTACTTAGTAAACTTTCAAAAGAAGAACTTCTTAATTGTATCGCTTCTGCAAAACGCTTTAAACCTTCTTTAAAAACACCCAAAGAACAACGCGGAACTCCCAGAGAAGAAGAATTCATGGAGAAACTAAAACGGTATCCCAGACCCGTTTCAGATTCTAAAATGCAGATATACAACAAATATGAACCAATTCCTTTGGATAAATCTCGCATTAGTGCAAGAAAACGTATGGAAAAAGCCCTTAAAGATGTTTCAGCAAGTTTAAAACGGTACGTCGTTGACGTTCCAAATAAAGTACATCCACATGGAACATTTGTTGACAATATAAAATACAAAATAGAACTCCTCGAAGAAAAGATTTATCGCCTCACCAAAAATTATCCAGAAACGTACTATAACAAAGTAAATGACATTTTGTTTATTTTTGATAGATACCCAGGATTCAAAGAAATGTTTTTACAAGGCCAAATTGATATTTATGAACTTGCTATGTTTGAACGAGCATTCATACACAAAGATAAGAAGAATATCGGTGTTTTTCCTGCGACGGTAACAGAAAGAAGAAAAGCTATTAATTCAATTTTTAAAGAAATTTATGTAAATGTGAGTCCAACTTATTTCAGAAATAGTCAGCTCTTGACAAAAATTATCGTTACAACAAAAAGCAAGAAACTTGAAAGATTTATTTTTGACCTTTCGAAAAATAAAAAAGACTACTCATCAAAAATGTTATTGCTTCTTAATTTTATCAAAACAAGGAAAACCGATATTTTCAAATCCATACCCGAACTTCTTAAAGAAATTTATAATAATCAACAAATAAAAGTACAAACTGTAAAAGATTTAAGTGATTCCGAATTGCGAGCACTGTTATTAAACGAACAATATAATCTTACATTTCTCGAAAAGGAACAGAGAAAAATAGAAGCAAGAAATTACGATGGATACAATGTGATTTATTGGAATCCTCTATCCATAATTCCACCAGGGTCATTAAAAGAATGGTACAGAATTCTTTCGAAACTTAATGATTCAAATCTTGACGTTGTTATGTATAATGCATATATATCTCAGTTAAATAAAATACACTACTCTTTTGTACGGGATTACAAACTTGAACGTGTACCTGGACTTATAGAGATTAAAAAACAAATTGAAAATGTACGTTCAAAGAAACATGAACTTGAAATGATGGATTTAGAACGTCAATATATTCGTTTAGAAGCAGAACGCCGAAGAAAATATGGAACCCAGCCATTAAATATTCCATCCAATAAGATTTACCCCACAGTAAACGAACAAATAGTAAATGAAATGGTAAATGCAATAAAACAAACAAAAATCAACGCAAGTTCAGAACTTTTACAATTATATGACTTGAATGAATTGATGAATCATATAAAAGTTAAACATGGTGGTAGATTAGTACGTACAATTCCAACAGAAGCATATACTCGTGTTAAAAATTACCTTATAAGTGAATTAAATAAAACAACTCAAGATTTTACAATTGTAAATAAAGCTGCAGGATTCCAAGCAGTTGATATACTTACAAACTTAGTCGGTTTACCTCCAATTGAAAAAACAACTGTAAATAATGCAGTTAAAGAATTAACACCGCAATTTATAATTGCATGGAATGGTGAAAAATACCTAGACATCCATGGAGAAAATATTTTTGAAAAACTTTTACACATTAACGAACCCACCGATTTTTATCCTGGTATACTTTTGAGAAAATATTATGCATTGGTTGATAAGTATACAAACAAAAAGGAAGAAATATATAGAAGAGCTATGGCAAATATGGAAGGAAAATGGTACCCAGTTCAATTCCTTGATAAAGATTGGCAAACCGGACTTCCATTGTTTGATATAAAAGAAACAATGAAAGATAAAGAACTTGTTAGTAAAGCAATCGTTAAAAGAGGAAAGTATCCATTTATACTACGAACAATACGAACAGAACGTGAAGGAGTTACAAAAGATATATGGACTCCAGTTCCAGAAGGTAAATTGGTATATCGGAGTCTTGAATTTGGAAAAAAGAAATTAAATCGTAAAAAAAATAAAAGTAAACGTTAAATGGACGACGAAACGTATAAAGTTGTTAAAAAAATAAATTTAGAAGACTCTACTGATTTCTGGAATCTCGATGAAAATTCGGGATATCGCAAATTTCGAGCAAGTGATGGACGCGATTACAAAGTATGGATTGGAAACAAAAACCAAACATTTCAAAAAAGTTGGTGGTACACTGTTACGAATCAACAAGAGACAGCTGAAACACTTGCCAAAGTTCGAAAAGACCTTGAAACACTTTTAAATTATATTTACAACAACGCGGACCTTTGGTCTAATAATCCTATAGCATTTGGGATATACCATACTTTTGATTTACATCTTAACAAACAATTTGAATATCTTGAAACGCGCCCAAACCAAGACGGGATTTTGGGACTAAATAAACCCAAAGAACTTACTGTTCTGGAAGTTCCAATTGACAACAAAAAAATAAACTACGAACTAGGAACAAAACGAAATATCATGTTAACTTTGAGAAACCAAAATACAGGTGAACTTCGTAATTATAAGGATATACTTGACTTAGCTATCCATGAATTAACACACACAACATGTAACGATGTTAGATGGATACCGGAATCAAAAGGAGGAAACCACCGTGACCCATATCCAAGTTATCACCGTTTAATGAGAACTTGGGCGAGAGAATGTGGAATAATTTAAATTTTAAATTTAAAATTAAAATAAAAGTTATCTGCAAAGAGAACGTTATGGATAACATTAATGAGTATTTAGTTATAGTTGCTTGTCTAATGGGGTTTTATGTTATACTGATGCTTTATCTTAAATACGGATATAAACAGGCTGTATCATTTACACCCGTCGACTCTGGTATTCCAGATATAGAACTCCCACCACAAGAAGTACCTTTAAATTATGAACCAAATGTATACGAAACAGAAGATACTCGTATGCAATATCCACTCCTTCCACCAGTAAGTCCAATGGTACGAAAAAGAAATATAAGAAATATCATTCCGGCAAATCCTGACCTTTATACAAACCAGACATATGAAACTTCAGATTCTGTTCTAGATACACCTCCCACACTAGGCACAAATGAATTACTTTATTCAGGTGGTGATACTCAACTCATAAATATTCCTCTGCAATTTAATTACCCGTACGACGAACAACTTCGTTCACAGCCCGTTTTAATAACACCCTATAACAAAGTGAAGTATGGAATTTGTTAAAAATAAATTCATTTTGATTTGTCTTTTGTAATTATAATAAAACCAATAACAAACATGATAGCCCCAATAGGTGGTGGGAGTGGCGGTGGTCTTACTGCCATTACCATTTTAATTTAAAGAAACCGGATATATTATTATACCCGTTTTGTTTAAATGAATTCAATTTCGTTCGGAAAAGAAGTTTATGGAGTTCGCTGGGGAAAATATATTAATGAGGACCTCCATATCTTTTACGAACAAAACAATATGTACGATTTGAAAAATTTAAAAGAAAAAGTAAAAATGACAACCGAAAAGTTTTACTATTTTGTTTTAAAAATGATGTATATTGAAAGGGATAACACAATTGGTACACTCGATTGGGTTGGGTGCGAAAAAGATGTTATATTACATCTTTGACATTTTAACTAAAATACGAGCATAAATTTCTTCAACAGGTATAAATTTTTTGTGTCGATAATAACAACACGCACAAGAATTACAATAAACAGTAAAATTTATTTTTCTCCATTGCGGGCTATTTTTTGTAAAACAATTAAATTTATTTTTCTTCTTCTTCTGTGCTTATATCAATTAATTTTTCAAAAGAAACGTCATCTTCAATTCCTAACAGTTCGGCTATAGCATCGTGTACGCTTTTCCAAAATTCTCCAAAATTCATTTAAAAAGATTAATTTTAACTGTTATTTTATTTTTCATAAAAAAAAAATGAATGTAAACTTTAAATGGTTCTTACATTGGAACAGATACCGGTAAATTCGGACCTTATATTAAAAACATGGAATATTCCAGTAACAGAACAATATGAAGCAGAAAGGATTTCAAGAGGACAAGTAGGACGGGGTATCTTTTCAAAAAATGTTTTTGCAGGTGATACAATCAGTTCTCCTACAATAATCTATGCTTTTGGTTACGACGAACCAGAAGAATACCAAGTTATTTATCAAAAACCTGTAACTGAAAAAGATTATCAAGTTTCTGAATCAGAAAATAAACAATACTTCCAGGTCAAAGAGGAATACATGGAACTCATTACTAACTTTCGTGAAAAAATAGAGGACCAGTTTATCGGTGGAATGCCCGTTCAACTTGAAAAAGATTGTTTAGCTCCACTCTTAAAAAGAGATAATTTTAATCGTTTTGATTACTACCTTACTCTTAAAGCAGATGGTACACGTTATCTCATGTATCTTGCAAAAAATGGAGTTATTTTCTTTATAGACCGCTCGACTAATTTGTTTTTCTTTCGAAGACCAAATTCAACAATTGTCGCGTTAAATCCAGGTATTCAGTTTTTGTTTGATGGAGAACTCGTCGAACACCCAGACGGTTCATTCGAATTTCTTATCTTTGACGTTCTTTTCTACCCAGACCATGGAGAACTTCGTAACTGGATGCCATATCCATACCACACGAGGTATCTTATAATGGAAAACGCCGTTAAGCAATTTAAGTTAGATTTTGTCATAAGTTTAAAAACATGGTTTCCGATAGAACGAATTGACCCAAATTTACGTGTTTCTATCGGAGGTAAGACAGATACTCGTCCTATTTATGAATACGTTATCGAGGAAACAAATAAAATTCGAGCTTCCCAACAGTTACAGCCACTCAAAGATGATGGTTTGATTTTACAACCATTTGAGGGGTACTATATTGGATTTCGCGAATGGAATGCATATGACAATATTCAGTTTAAATGGAAACCTCCTACACAGCTTACAGTTGATTTTAAAATTAAAACAAACCCCGATAACAAAAACATTTGGTGGTTACTAACAAGTACTGGTCAAAATTACGATGTTAAACAAAAGAATGGAGAAAATATCCATGCTATAATAGATATAAGCTCAAATCCAAAGTATCGTGAACTTTATTCAGAAGGCGATGTAGTTGAATGCAAACTGAAGGACCGTGCAAATCCAAATGGAAATCTTTTTGTTCCGATACGAAAACGTGAAGATAAAACAGAAGGTAATAGTTTACAGACAATAATGAGTACACTCGATGTAGTAAAAAAGCCATTTACCTTGGATATTCTCAAACCAGCCATTAATTCACTTATGACAAATACAAAACCAGAAGAAGTACTTAAATTTTATAGTTTAAGTAAACTAAAACTTTGTTGTATGACTATGTTCTTTACAAAAAAAGATATATCAGATATAAAAAAGATATACAATCTTTATTTTGGTATTGAAACAGACAAAAATATAAGTTCCCTTAGACCAGAAACAGAAAATAACGAAAAACCTATTGAAATGATGTCACCTAGAGAACTTGAAGCATTTATAAAAGGGGACCTCATTCGCAATACTATAGAAGAAACTGAATTGTCACCCGAAGAACTTGCTGAACTTCGGGTTTCTGGAATTGATAATCAAATGATTCAGGAATTGTCACCCGACGAAGTCGAATTTGATATAGAATATTTGAAGATGTTAGAAAGTGAAAACGAACCACTTATGGAAGAAGAACCAAAAAACGAAACATTATTTGGTGCTAGTTTATTACAGAAAACATTTCCTCAATTGTCAACAATGAAAGAAAAACCAGAGCCTCCTTCCGTTAGCATCTTTAAACAGAGACGCGTAAATAAAGAAACTAAAAAATACAACAAAAGTAATTTCGAACTTGAACTTCGTATTTATCCATACATTAAAAAAGGTAAAAAACAAGATATAAAACGTTTTACATATTATTATCTTCTTGATTTTTTACAAAAGCGCATTGTAAAACGGTTTCATGGATATTCCATAGATTTTATAGCAAATGAAGGAGGTCTTACAAATTATAGAAGTTCCTATCCTGATTTATCAACAATGAAAGGAAAACCAGAAAATATGAAAAAAACAAGAGTTCTTGAATACAAATCAATTCCATTGGAACCTGATAAAAAACTGTATAACAATTTAACATTCAAATTAAGTTTGTCAACCGAAGAGCCCTCGTTAAAAACAATTGGATTAAAAACAACTGGTCCACGAAATTTAAAATATGACCTTATTCGTAAAAAAATACGAAGCTCATTTTATCCAGTTTACAAAGGAATGTTTTTATGGAGAATTGACCTCACCAAAGTTTTGAGTATCAAAGACCATAGAAATCTTGATACAAGTGTTGAAACATACGAATTAGAATGCGAGTACATCGGTCCGACCGAAGGCATTCCATTTCAAATGTTTTTAGAATCCATGAATTACGTTTATACACTTGTATTGTTTAATACAAGTTATTGTTAAAGAATCTTCGATTCTTTTTTTGTGTTAAAGAAATTTGTTAAAGAAATTTGTTAAATTTGTTAAAGAACAATTTTAATTAGTAAAAGCTGTTCGTGGAATTGGTGAAGATATGGATTCGAGAATACCTACAACTTCATCATAGCTATTTACGGGTCCTTCTAGTTGTTCTATTGGTATAAATGGTTTCTTTTCAACTAGTTTAAAATCAGTTGTACGGAGATTAATTTTAAACAAAACGGTCATCTTTTTTGGTTTTCCATTTGTAAAAGCTACTGGAAGTTCAATAACACCGATACCAGGAAGTTCTTTTCCTTGGACGGTTACTTTCCAACGATTTTTATCAATAAAAGATATATCAAGGTCAACTGTCATATTGGAATCGTGTTGAATATCGGTCCATGAATAATAATGTTTTCCATCAAATGGAATAAATAAAAGTCCAGAAATTTCAGGGTAATTGTCAAGATAATTCTTCGAACCACCCATAACATCTAAATTAAAATCAAGTTCTATATTTACAGACTTTGGTTTTGTATTTATAATTGCAACAACCTTTCGTAAACGTTCCATACGGTTTGGACTTGTTCCATAAAATGGTAACGAATCGTTTATATCAAATGGATAAAACGTAAAGTTTTTAGGAAATGGATAAAGATATCCATCAATTACTGTACCAGCAAGTTCGGGAATAACGCTTATTCCACTTTCCGATACTTCCTTGAACGTATTTACAAAATAACTTTTTCCATATTCATCAAAGTACAACTTTACTCGCAGTGTATCATTATTTATGGGAGTTACCAAAAAGTTTCCGACAAAGTTTAAATCGGTAATTTGTTTTATCTTTTTAAATTGAAGTGTCGGTAAAGGTACACTGGCTTTAAATTGTTGATAACTCGACACATTCTTTGATTTGTCAAATATATTTGATTCTCGCACATAACCTTTGTCTTTCATACATGCAATAAGTTCATCTTTTGAAAGCGTATTAAGACCAGGAAAGCCACGTTGTTCTATAACTTTGGTACCAGGGATATAAATAGCGCTATCATCTTTAGTTACAGTTTCACCGTACCGCGCAGCTTCTGAGTCAGGATATCCATTAATTAACATATTGAGAAGACGTGCTTTTGAATCTTTTCCAGTTTTTTTCATAACGTAGCAAATTGGTTCGTATTTACCATCTTCTCTGCGAACACCACGTGGTGCAACGTAATATCCTGGTTCGGGACATTTACCATTAAAACTAAATGGAATTGGTCGAAGGTCGTGTCCTCCAGCTTTTCCTCGATTGTGAACTTTCTGGGGTTTTTTAATTGGTTTTCCATTTTTATCGGGGACCATGTTGGGAATGTCTTCAAATATTTTTTCAACAACGATAGCTGGTTGAATAATATTAAACTGCGATTCACCCGAATAAATTAAAAGTTCTTCGAATATTTCTTTAAGGAAAAAATAAGCGTCTTCGATAACTTTATTGGATAACCCAACAGTATTTCCTTTAAGGTAACTTGCCTTAAGCTGAACGGAACCACGTAAATAAACTTGTACTATGATTTTTACAATTCCTTCGGGAGGGATAAGAGTAAATATAATGTATGGATTTGTAAGTTTTCCAGTTTTACTTTTTTTGTCTCCAGTATTGTAAAAATAATCGGATACATAGTAAAATGAATCGTCATTTAATTTAAAAATTGTTCGGCTTTGAAAACTGGATTTAAAAATTGGAACTTTCCATAAATTGTTATCGATGGTATTTAAATTAATAATGAGTTCCTTTTTTAATGCTTCGGGAAACAAATTAAATTGTGCGAAAAGAAGATATTTATACGTTTTTTCTGGGTCTATACTATAAACACCAACAGAGGCACCAGTATCGTTAATCCTTTTAACAATTTCACCGGGTAAAGTATTGTCAAAGAAATTTGCAGAAATGATGTTAATTGTTCCGTTCCTGGAAACTCGAATTGTTGTTTCCTTTTTTGAAACAGATTCATAAATTATTTCAACTTGGTCGGTAAATTTTTCACTTCGAACGTGTTCCTTTACTGCTTTCTTTTGGCCGCTCTTCTTGATAATGACGTCATAGTGAGCTCCGGGTTCTATACCAGGAAAACGGGGTGTAGTATGGTCTAGTACTAAAGAACTATCGAATGGACGTTTGCAATTTTCAAGATGAAAGCGTGGTCCTTTTTCTTCACAGAACAAACAAACAAAATCGGGTTCTATGGGTCCATTGGGTGGATAACTATAGCTAAAATCTGATTTATTGGGTTTTTCTAAATTTTGAATTTGGAAAAACCTTTTGGATATAAACGCAGGAAGTGCAGGTTTCTTGGTATATCCAGGAATACCATCTGAATCGACTTTAATGTCTAATTTAAAATTTTGAACCAATTTTTTTTGGTCTATAACGGTTGTTTTATTTGATTTATCTGTATTTATTAGCATACTGTAGGTTACCGGTTCTAAATCCGAAATTTGCGGGGTAACGTTTAACTCCATAAATCTTAATTTAAATTTACTTTTATTTTATTTTGATAACAAATAATGCTTTTCTTTTTTTCGAAACAGGAAAGTTGTACTCAATTACTTTACCAATTTCTTCAAATTCAAGTTTACCAATATAATCTTTGGTGTCTTTGATATAATCGGCAAAGATTTTTTTGAGTTTGGGTATAAAAGTATAACTTTCATTGAATAAATTAACGGTTATACCTTGGTTGTTTTCATAAAATTTGAGTTTTTTTGCGATGTCAACGCAGATTTCTACCTTTTCTTTTTCCGAATAAAACCCGGTAACCATTTACTCTTTTAATTTAAATTTCATTTAAAGATTAAACGAAAATTAAATTAAAAGAAATAAAATTAAGTTATGAGTGTAAGTTACGTAAAGATATTTAATCAAGTTGTCGATGAGTTCTTTAGTGAACTTATAGAAATCTTTCCAGAAGAAACGAAAATTAAAGTAAAGTATACTTTATTTCAAACTATAGTATCGGCAAATGCAAAAAAACCATGTACCGAGTTTATGACAAAAAGTATTCCATTTTTAGAAAAAATAGCAATGAGGGACGAACAATTTTTTTTGGGAAAAGAAAAACCTGGACTATTAGATACACTTAATATAGAAAAAATATGGACTCCTGAACTTTCACCTGTTACAAAACAAGCTATTTGGAGATATATTCAGTCATTCTTTACTATAGGTATAAAAATTGTTGAAATGCCTCCAGAAACACACGGCATTATTAATTACATTATCGGTTATCAAAATTAATTTTAATTTAATTTAAAATAAAAATAACAGTTCTTTTAAAGAAGTTTAAAATGGTTCAGTTTTGGTTAAATAATTTACCAGATTTATTCAATGCTGCTAATTTTACATTTTTAGATAATAGCCCAAAGCCTGAAAATTATATAAAAGTTTTAAATATAATAGCTGCTACTGCAATTATATTTGGTATATCAATGACTTTTATGAAAAAGAATAGTATTTATTTTGCAATACTTGTTGTTATACTAAGCCTAACAATACTTATTAAATCATATGTTTCTACAACAACATCAATTTCAACATTTGTACCGGTACAAGACCCGTTAAATACAAAATTGACAAATTCATATGATACAGGTGTCTATCTTGTAAAAGCGGTTGTAAATGACCCATCAAAACTTAATAACATAATTTATGTTAACACAGCTTTAAATTTCAACAAAGGAGATATTCTTGCATTTAGTGTAAATGGAGTAATTTCTGAAACAAATATTGTTACGGGAGTTCAGTATACAACAGAGCCAGGACCAAATGGTTCAGGTACACCTGTTCTTATTTTACTCAACAACATCAAAGGAGACTATTCGAAATACCAAACACAAATATTAAAGGTAAGCGATAGTTCACCCAATATAATTCCACCACCCGATGGAAATATGAGTATAGAAATGGCTGGGAAAACTCCAAATGGTATGAGCGATCCGCACACAATGGCAGTTCAAAATTACCCACCGTTCGGTCTTCCCAATGGAAACCGCTATGACTGGGACCTTGAACTCGCAACAATGGGCCCTAACGGAATGCCAAACAGTTACGTTTATCAAGGACAGCCATATGGAAACTTAAAATGCAGAGAGTCTACGGTACAAAATCCAATGGGTACAATTGATGTACCAGAATATGATGCAGTACCAACAATGTTCGGAACATGCAATGAAGCTGAAATGGGGTCCAATGGAATTCAAAATAACTATAACATGACGACAAACCAAGAAGCAACGGTTTCTCAGAGAGTTGAGGACCTGTTGTTCCATAAGGGAAATTCTCAGTGGCATTATTCACCAGTTCCAGTTGATACTATACCAAACGACCAGGAAGGATTCGCTCATTTCTGTTATCGCAGTCCAACAAATCTTGTTAATCCAAAGTATGCAAGTGTTTTTGTCAACGACCCCGAAAAATTCAAACTTGTTGCCAAACTTGCAAAGGCAACTGGTACGGAAAATGGTGGCGGCGGTGGGTATTAAAAATTTTAATTTTATTAAAATTAAAATAACGTTTATTGATAAATATGTTTTATCCATTTTATGTTTTTTATGATGTAATTTCTCCAAAATTTACTGAATTTTTAAAATTTATATTGACCCAAGACCCAATTAAAATAGCTGTTGGTGTTACACTTGCATATGCGTTTTCAAAACTTGTTTCGGAAATAAACGTAGGTGTACTCACTCCATTAATAAAAATAATAACAAAATCTAAATTAAATTTTACAATAAAAGGAGTAGAATTTGATTTTGGAAAAGTATTAGAACAAATAATATTGCTGATTTTAATTCTTGTGGTTATTTACTTTTTAATTATTGTTCCAATTAACAAATTAAAACAGAAATATAACATAGACCAACAAACATTAGCATGCCCTTATTGTACTACATTAATAAACCCGGGGGCAACAAGGTGCCCTGCATGCACTTCAATAATTGGTATTATACCTTCAAGTTCTTCTGAGAACGAGAAACGTTAATTAAATTGATTTTAAATTAAAAATAAAATAAAATAATACATTATAATAAACTTTTCTAATGGATACAAATAACCTTTCTCTAGCACCATCCATTGATGCAGCTAGTAAGAAACTCCGGTTTTACAACCAGGACCAAATCAAAGACCCATACGCACAGATAAGTAATTCTGGATTTACACCTGTAGGAAACCTTAAGACTTATGGAGTTGCAAATATGTACGACCGCCCCGAACCAACCCATCTTCGGGAACTTCGGGACCTGTATACAGTTCCTTACAATACAACACCTTTCCTTGGAAACAATACAACAAGTATTAAATATGTTGACGATGATTCTAACATACTTCGATACCCTGTATTTCAAAATCGTAAATCAGCAACCGGAACATCACAGGTTACAATCTATCCCCAACAAGCATTTATTAATAACCCCAACGTGTCCCCGGCAATGAATACTTTTTACGAACAGGCAACAACTATTAATGAAATGGGAAATGATGATTACACTTATTCTGCACCCCTTGACCCAACATTTATCGGACTGGGACAAAAGAATGACGGACTTCAGTCAACACGCTTTATTAACCGTTGGAACATTGTTGACCCACGGATAGTACAGAACGTTGATAACATTGTGATGAATATGAAAAATGCAGACGGACATGTAATTAGCTTACACCAGTGTGGAGTAAGCTCACGCAATGAGCTCCGGAACTATGTTGAGGTAAACAACTGTTAAATTAAATAGTTTATAGTTTTTAATTAAAGTAATTAATTTTAATTAAAAAATATCATTTCTTACTAAGAATATTTTAATGAGTAACGTTATTGCATATGATGCTCCTCACATGCCCTACAGTCTACCAACAGGTAATATTTACAACAGTCCTAATATGATAAAGGGAACGGTTGCAGAACAACTTAATCCTAACCAACAACCCTTAGGTTCACAGTTTAATAACTACGAATTAAATCAGGCAACAAATTACTATACACTCGACCCATTCCAGTATAGCATAACAAAGTTTGATTACAGTTTACCAGACGGACAACGTACCGCTCAAACGAACCCAGAAACTATTTCAAGTGTTGATTATAAAAATGACCCTGGGCTAATTTACCGTGGAGTTAACTTTGAAAAACTATTACCCACTTTCACAGCAACAAAAAAATCAGTCAACGATTTCCCAGCACAAAGCTACCACCGCTTTGAAGCAAATGATGGATACTTTAATCCACGTGAATCAGCCGATAGCCACGACCTTTGGTACTACGGAGCTTGTGACAATGCACGCATGAATGATTACAATATTGCGGGTGCTCCATTAAACGTACAGGAAGTAAACCATATCATATTTCCAGAAGCACAGCGTGGAGGAACAGATAGTCGTAGTCTTGCAAAGTATTCATGGTCGAACTTTGAAGAAAAACGGTATGGTTCATTTGAAGAAACAATTGTTAAGGGTGCTACAAATAACCAACGGTGTCAATTTTTCAATTACAATTCTGGATATACCACTGACCGTAACAAACAGCCATTTGATAAAGTATATTCTTTTGATTCAAATTATGCAAGAGCTATTGGTATTTCTCCATTACTTTCGGGTTCTATGCCTTTTAATCCGAAAAATGTTAATTAAAATAAAATGTTATTTTAAATTAAAGAAATTTAATGTTTCGCAAAGAAAGATTCACACCAGTTTATCTTGATTCAGAAAATTATTACAAACAAAATACTTCTGCTGCAGAGCAAACACTGGTAAACCAGTTTTCTCCAGTCGAACAACCATATGCTGGAAAATTTCAGGCAGGATACAATAATCCATACAAAACACAATGGACTGAAAAAAACAATTATTATCCGATTTCACCCGACCAGATGTTAGAGGGCTCCCAAAAAGACTTTATCCAAAAAAATAGTTTATATAACAAAGAAACTATCAATGGAACACCACTGAAAGATTACTATGAAAAGTACACAAACGATGTACTTAACAACGGAACATGGTTTTTAAATAAAGACATGCCCGAAAACACAAAGCAATACCTTGACGATTCTCAAATTCAACAGCGTATGGAAATGTATACCGGTCTTCGCCAGGAACGTGACCGTGATAATCTAGGAAAACCAGTTAGAACCGAAACATTGAACTTTTTCACTCCAGAAGAACGTATTACTGGATATGGATATCAATACGGCCAATCAGGTAAGGGAGGACCTGGTTTTGAACTTACACGCCAAAAAGAAATTGAAGAGCTACGAGGTACACTAAAATTCAAGACAAACGAACAACCCATAGAAAAAATCCATGTTGGACGTGGTCTCAGCATAGGAGCAGAACTACCAGCAGCAGGAGGATTCCAGCAGTACACACGTATTGTACCAGACAATATATCAGATTATAAGAGAAATCAGCTTGCTGGAACAGTTACAGGTGGAAAGTGGCTTTATTCAAACGCTCCAACCAGCCAGGAACCAGTCATGAAGAACCGCCCAAATGCATTTTACAGCTTATGCCAGTACGGCCCAATGCCAGGTCGCAGTACAGTAACCGCAGAAATGACCCGCCCAGATTACTCCGTTGTTCTTAAGAATCAGAATCGCCAAGTTATCAATTATGGTTTCGGTACACCACTTACGAAACTAAGTGATTACCTACCAACCAATTAAATTAAATTTAATGTGTTAATTCGTTTACAAGAATTAAATTTAATATAATTAAAGTTAAATGTCTTCCGTCGAAACTGAATCAACTTTGGACGAAAATTTTGATTTTGAATCATTTCGTTTCTCTAAACCTAAGAAATACAAAAATGGTGAACTGATGCTTTGTAAAATAAAAAATAAGAATAAAGAACCCGTTATAGTTCAGTTTCCTAAACAACTTATTGTTTCAGAAATTGAATCAAAAATGATTGAACTTGAATTTACAAGTAAATCCGGGTATTCTAAAAAAATTCAGAATTATTTAACAAAACTCGATACCTTTTTAATTGAAACGATTGCGAAAAATTCAGAAGAATGGTTTGGTAAAAATATTCCTATCGAAAGCATTAAAAATATGTATAAATTCACACCAGAAAACAATGTAAAGTTCGTTCTTGACAAATGTAAACTTGTTGATAAAACAGAAACGGAAGTTGAGGTTTCAGAATTAATTAAGGGAAATCTTCTTGAATGTATTTCTCATTTAAAGTACATCGTTTTTACTAAAGAAAGTTGTTTTATCACTTGGGAAATTTGTACGGCAAGGTTCCATAAAAAAATAAAGAAAGCCCCTAAATTTGCTTTTATCGAAGAAGAAAATTCAGAATCCGAACCAGAAGAAGAAATTATACAATTTTTTTAATTTAATTTAATTTAAACGTTTTTATTTTTAAATTTAAAATCTTAGCTAAAATTATAAAACAAATGGCTAATGAAAAACTAGGATGCGCAGTATTTGCCATTGCGGCGGTACTCTTAGCAATTTCCACTTTCAATGTTTTCCAGCAACAGGAGAATTTCACTGAAGTAGCTGCGCCAACACAAAATGTCATTCCTCGGTACACTGCTTCAAACAGCCTGATGACAGCTCAAAATCTTGAAAACTACCAGAACCAACTTGTGATGAATGTTGGTACAAGCGTTGAAGATGTTAATAAGGCTGGTGCTCGGTACTACCTCAATCTCCAGAACTACCTTAACCCAAGCATTGACAATCTTGAACTCGCACAGAACATTTCCGCTCGCCCTATCATGGGAGGTGTCCCACTTCCAGGTGCTCCTGAAAGCTACTCTAACAGCCTTGGAGATGGATTCACAAATAATCTTGGATACCTTAACGGTAACACATTCCCAAGCGTAAGCTACCAGAATGACCGTGCAGCAGAACTAAGCCAGTGCGCGAAGGATCTCCCCATGTTCGCAGCAAGCAGCCTTCTTCCCAAGCCCAGCGTGAATGCCAATAACAACGCACTCTCACAGTCCGCTGCTCGGGCACTTGCCGCATTCACAGCACTGTCCCCAGTCGAGCAAATTGGTTCAATTACAAGCAACAAGACACCATACAGCAAGACCAGTGATTACCGCGCACTTGATTCCATCAACTGGAACAACTACGTCGATCCCGTCTTCCAGGGTGCATCTGCTCTTGGTATTCCTCCCTACTTCGGCCAGGTTCAGTCTGCTACAGACCGGTCAGGCGCAAGTGGTTTTACAAACAATTAAAAAAATTAAAATATTTATTTTAATTTGGTTTAAAGAATTAATGTTAAAAGAATTTAAGTACAAATTGTTTTAACAAAAATGAGTTTACCGGAAACTGATATTAACGATGTTACCGAAAAAGTTAAGGAATATGCTGATATTTGCAAGACTATCAAGATTACACAAGAAAAGATGAAAGTTCTCAATAAAAAGAAGAAAGAACTTTACAAAGTTGTTGTTCCCAAACTTAAAAGTACAAACGTTACCAAGTGTAATCTACCATTTGGAACTCTCAAAGTTGTCAAAACCAAAAGGAAGGTAACTCCAAACAAAGTTTCCATGAAAGACAAATACATTTCCTTTTTTAATACACGCGCACTCGACCAAGACTATATCAACGGTTCGGCAGAAGAGAAATCTGAAATTCTTTTTAAGTATATTTATGTCGACAACATCGAATTTAAAGAAGAATCTACAATTTCAATGACCTATTCAAAGGAATTTAGAGACCAATTTAAACAACTTAATGTTTAATTGAATACGTTTAAAGAAATATACTTTAAAATAAAAAACAAATGGATACCCTCAATGACTATTACCCACTTTATCCCCCCAATCCCGAAGGAGCGGGCGATTCTTCTGAATCAGAAGCAGACAACGAATATGTCAAAAAGCTAGACAATCTTAACGAAAATAGAAAAAGAAAAAAAATATTTACAATCGATGATTTTTGTCTAAAATATAACGACGATATGTGGTATATATGGAACATAATCCACGACTACTCGTTGTCTTCTAATTTACTTGATAACCTTACATTTAGTAAATTTTGTGAGCTGTGTTATGAAAATTCAACAAAGTATTGAGTTTACGTGTCTAATCACGACATAACTTTTTTAATTAAATTTAAAAAAATTAAATTTAAATTTACTTAAAAATAAAAAAGTAATAAAGGTAAAGGGGGCAAACGTAGTTTGCTGGCATGAATAACTATGAAGAAATAGTTGGAGTGAAGACACGGTTTGAAAATTCAACTGAGTCTGAATTATACAGTTATCTTTATAGTTATCAAAATAAATGGGTTTTGCCTAATAATAAAAGTATTACTACGTTTATCGATAAAGCCATAGAAAACTTTGGACTTTCCGAAAAATTTACCTATTCTGACCTCCAAGAAAATTATTTCAAATGTCTGTATAACGTTTTTTATCTTCAACAACAAATCGTGAAGAGTACACCCGATGAACGCTTCGAGGAAATTGAACTTATCTTTAATAAGATTTATGAAAGTATTGACTACGGCAGTAAGATTCTTAAAATGGGGTCTATTCTAGTAAATAGTCATTCAGATGAAAGTATTCAAATAAAAGATGACCTCGGTCAACTTCGTTTTATGCAACCCAATATCGAAACAAATAGCCCTTTTCAGAATCTGTTACTTTATATTTTAGATTGTATTTATTTGTCTGGCCTTCAGCGGTACGGCGATTCACTTTATGAAAAAATTTATTACAAGGACTACTTTACTCATGCATGGAAGGAAAAGATGTCTATCAAGAAATTTATTTATGAAAAAACCGAATTTTGCCAAGACTATCGCCAGTGGCACAATCTTACAAGCAATGCCAGTAATATCAAGAATGCAACTGAATTTTTGGAAAACTGCAAAGACCCTCGTATTAACGACCTGAAAAAAGACCGCCACGTTTTTGCATTTCGAAACGGTATCTACAATTGCAAGGAAAAAGTTGGTGATGACTATGTCGACCATTTCTATGAATATGGAGCCGATATTACGAAGAGCTTAGACATCGATGTTGTTGCTTCAAAGTTTTTTAATTGCAACTTTAATAATTTTGATGATATCGATGATTGGTACGATATTCCTACTCCCGATTTTCAAACTATTCTTGAATACCAAGGTTTCGAAGAAATTGTGTGTCGCTGGGTATATGTTTTTATTGGGAGGCTCTTTTTTGAATTGGGTGAACTCGATAATTGGCAAGTGGCTCTGTTCTTGGAAGGAGTTGCTGGAAGTGGTAAATCAACTATCACCAAAATTGTCAAGAAGTTTTATGAGACGTGCGATGTAGGTGTTCTCAGTAATAATATTGAAAAGACATTTGGGCTAAGCAGCCTCAAGGACAAACTTTTATTTTTGGCACCAGAAATTAAAGGTGACTTCCGCTTGGAACAATCTGAATTTCAATTGCTTATTGAAGGTGGCGATATGCAACTTCCCGTCAAACATCGCGAATCTCATTACATGGAGTGGAAAATTCCTGGTTTGTTTGCTGGTAACGAACCTCCCAATTATACTGATAACTCTGGTTCAATTTCGCGTCGACTCGTTGTTGCAAAGTTCAATAAAAAAGTTTATAACAAAGACCCCGACCTCGATTACAAACTTAACAAGGAGCTTCCTGCTATCATGAAAAAAGCTGCATGCGCGTATCTTAGCGCAGTCAATAAATATCGTGGTCAGGATTTCTGGACTTCGCTTCCTGAATACTTTCGAGACACTCAGCGCGATATGGCTCAAAATACTCATTCGTTGGAACATTTCTTAAGCAGTGGAAAGGTTACAATAGGTTCAGAGTATTATTGCCGCGAAAAGAATTTCGTACAAGCGTTCAACGACCACTGTAAGGAGTGTCACCTTGAACGTCACAAGTTTACGACGGATTATTATCTTGGTGTATTTGGAAATTACAATATAACGGTTAAAAAGGGCATGAAACTGAAGTATCCGAACACACCGAACAGTCCGAGTTACCAAGGAACTTTTATTTTTGGAGTTGACCTCGTAAATGAAATGGGTGAAAATGGAACGGAAGATGATTTTTAATTTAAATTAAAATAAAAGTGAAAAGTATAAATGTTCGGAAAATCAAATTTTGGACGAGGGGGTCTGGATAATTGTATGGCAACACAAGATTATACAAAAGCATTTGAGAATGACTTTACAATAACACCCAATAGCTGCATACCAGATAAATCATGCCAATCTGGATACAGGTCATTTAATGTTGTTAATAATAATAATCCAGATATTGTTACTGCAGCATGCTGTACGTGTAATAAAAATTGTATAGGCGATACTTGTCCTGTATGTAAATTATACAATAAAGATAAATTAGAATACGGAACAGATAATTGTTTTGCTTCAAGTTCTTCTAGTTCTCAACCAAATACAGCACAGTTCAATCAACAAGGACCACATGTAAATTCAAGTTATACTGATTGTTCTAAAAATTTATATAGCTCTGAAAACTCGTATGATACATGTATGCAATTTAATCAATACAGCGGTATAGGTTCAGAGCCAGAGAACGGTCCTCTTTATTCATCCTCTAGTTCAATGGAACCAGATATACCAGTGGGTCCAGTGTTTCAGGGAGCACCGCAACTTCCAAAATTAAAAAATGCATCGATTGCAGTAAGAAAATGGTGGAACCCGTTTACGTGGTGGAACTTTTCATCATTTGGTTCATCCAACACAAATATTGTTTTGATTTTAGTATTGATTATAGCTATTGTTTATTTCTTGTATACAAAGAAAGTTAAGCTTAGCCAATTTGGTCGTAGGTGTAAACGGTAAATTAATTCATTAAAAAAAATAGTTGTTCTTGTTAAAGAACTTTTTTGAATGAATTCTTCTAGTTCCAGTTCTGGAAACATTAGTATTAACAATGTAACATTTATAAATAATGAAACATCGGATCAAATAAATCATTATATAGATGATATTTGTTCTGACCCAAATTTTTTATGCAATAATAAAAAACTATGTGGAACAAGTACAAGTATATATACAAGTGTTGATAACGTAGAACAAATATGTACCGATATGGAAAAATCAAAAATTTGTGAAGATGACATTAAAGAATGTGTTGTGACAACTGATAATGAATTTGGTGATTCAAAACAAACTATAACGACAAGCTTTGTTAATATCATTGTACCTATAAAAGGCGCATTTGATGATTCTGGAAATCAGAAATTTATAAGACTTCCTGCATTAAGCTCTAGTAAAAATCCAAACTCTGAAGATATTTGTAACATTTGTATGTGTATGAATAGATTTTCAACAGCGCCTGGTTCAGGAGGTGTTATTAATGAATCAAGTTATACAGCTCCAGGACAAAATATTTGTATTTATCCTGATTTTATAGAACATTATTATTATCCATTAAGTATAGAAAATATTACTACAAAATTAAAAGATACGCCACCGATAAAAGTTGGAAAATATACTGTACTTAATTCAAATATTATTTACGCCCATTCCGAAGAACAACTTTTGGTACCAAATTTATATGACCTTTTAATAAAAAATGGAATTACTCATCAAATTACAGTATCTTTTATAACAAATGTACTTTATAAGAATAAAGCAGATAAAGCTAAAGAACTTCAACTTTACATTAAATCAAAAAACCAAAAACAAACAAAACTTATTAATAAAGGACTTTTTTATCAAAATATAACTTTTTTTTATATACTATTTTCCATTTTTGTATTGTTGTTGTTAATTAATTTAATTTAAAAAGCGTTTAAAAAAATAAAATTAAAAATTGTAACAAACAAAGAATCCATGGAACGAATGTCTAGAAAAGTAAACTTTGGTTCTGCACCAAGAACATCTATCCCAGAAATCCAAACGGCTACGGCTACAAAAACCACCATTTCAAATTTATCAAAATGGGTTCCACTTCTTTGTGCTGGTGCTGCAGCTGGTGTAAGTATCATTGCACTTAAGGAAATCAAAAACGTACGCCGTGAACTTATTGCAGTTAAGAAGGAACAAAGTCCATCTGGAAGTGCTGACTTTGATAAGAGAATGAAGGCTATGGAAAACCAACTTAAGATGCTTACTGAATTTATAAAAAACAAGGATAAAGTAACAAAAGAATCTGAAATTATCCGAAATGTTGTTAAGAAAGAACAAGTTGCACCAGTAACAATTATTAATGATGAAGAATATGAAGAAGTTGAAGTTACCGACGATGAAGCCGAAAACGAAGCCGAATAATTTAATTTTAATTTGAAAATAAAATAATTAAATAAAATATAAGATGAATCCTCTTCAACAATATAATTTTGTTCCAACAACTGTTGATGGAAACCAATTTGTAAGTTTCCGTCAACCTGGGTACTACATGACTGATTTCCGTAACAGCAGTGATCTTTACAGTTATCTTATTAATGATGTGACTGGAAAAGGAGTTACTACAGGACATCAGCTTCGCCAATACCTGCAGGACAATGGAAACGCTATCACAAACAATTTCTTTAAAACAACCGCTTCTCAGTTTCTTAATATGACAACCCCAGGTGCACCCAATACATGTACCGGTTCTGAACCAGGAGTTATTTACAGCGGAGGTAAGCCTCTTATCAACGCTCTTGGTAACGAACAACAGTTTGCAGGACAATGTAATGTACCAGGTCAGCAGTGTATGATGTATTGGCAAAATACTCCACTCCCCCAGCAAGGACCCCATTGCATGGCACCACCTGCAAATATCAATCCTTATACACTTTTACGATAAAATATAGTCATAATAAATTAATAATTATTTAAGAAAATAAATATTAATTTATTATTAAATATGGGAAGAGAAGCAATATATTTGGCAACTATTATTGTATCCCTACTACTATCTCTAGCGCAATCATTAAATTGTTTTGCGGACCCTCTTAGTTGTGTTAATATAGAGTTTAAATGTTTTAAAAGTGTAAAAGACTTTAAAAAGTGTTTTAGAAGGAAAGGAAATAAAGACAAAGACAAAGACGAAAAGGAAAAAAGAGAGAAAGAAGACAGAGAAAAGGCAGAAGAAGAAAAAGACAAAGCCGATAAAGAGGAAAAAGAAAACAAAGAAAACAAAGAAAACAAAGAAAAAGAAGAAAAAGAAAACAGAGAGAAAGAAAACAGAGAGAAGGCTGAAGAAGAAAGGAACAAAACCGATAAAGAGGTAAAAACTGAAAAACCAGGCGAAGAAAAACCAATTGAAGAAAAACCAGGTGACGAAAATAATAGAAGGAGGGCCAATGACGAAAGAGACATTGCCGATAAAGGAGAAAAACCTGGTAACCCAGGCGAAGAAAAACCAGTCGAAGAAAAACCAGGTGACGAAAATAATAGAAGGAGAGCAAGAGAAGTTGAACTAGACGCTTCTCGTGCTGAGCGTAGAACTGATGGAAGTGCTAATTTAGATGTAACTGAAACGGCTGCAGACAAAGCAGGTAGCGATGCAGCTAAAAATCAAAGAGATAAAACTGATGGTACAGAACACACAACTGACCCAAACAAGCCCGTAGATCTAATTGAAACAGCTGAAGAGAAAGCAGGTAGGGATGCAGCTAAAAATCAAAGAGATAAAACTGATGGCACAGAACACACAGCTGACCCAAACAAGCCCGTAGATGTAACTGAAACGGCTGCAGACAAAGCAGGTAGCGATGCAGCTAAAAATCAA